TGGCCTTAAGCCTATTTACGATGTCGCTGCAAAGAATAATCCACTTCCTTGGACACAGCATTGGATCTCTTCTAAGGGTCTTCAAGTCGCCCCACAAGAGACAGAAGTTGAGTCCTACGTTGTCGGAGGAATCAAACAGGATGTCAAGAAGGACACCTTCTCAGGATTCAAACTCTGATCTAATTGGTGACTGGAATGACTATGCTCTGGGTCTCTACATGGAGGCCCAGAAAATTCAAGCGAAAAAAATTGATGACTACATATTTCAGGACTATGAAGAACAGTGAGTGTGTGACTACGAAAACCCCTGGATCTACATGGGCACCCCTTTTGATGGGAGTCTTATTGGGGACAACTACGGTTTTGTTTATCTCATTACCAATAAGTCAAACCAACGACAGTACATTGGGCGAAAGTATTTTTGGTCGTTTCGGAAACCACCAGGTAAGAAACGAAAAGCCAAGTCAGAATCTGACTGGAAAAAATACTACGGGTCATGTCCTGAACTAAAGGAAGATGTCATCAAGTATGGTAAGGATAATTTCTCCCGTGAGATTTTGTCCCTACATAATACCAAGGGAAAGGTAAACTT